TATGCGCATCAGCTCCGCGGAGAGCGCGATCTCTGGGAATGGCTGCATGCGGGCAGCATGGACTAGGCCGCAAAACGCGCATCCTGGCATGAGAGGAGAAATGTGCGGAATGTGCGAAATGTGCGACGATCGCCTGCTTACTTATAGGGGCTACAAGCAGGCGAGGGGTTGCAGCGCGAGACCGCGTAAGCCGACCTTCCCGCCGTCCCGCATGAGCCCTCACCCTACCCCATGAAACCCAACCGCACAGACATGCCGCTGAAGCCGAAAGTGCATAAATTCGTTGAGGAATATCTCATCGACATGCACGCAACGAACGCGGCGATTCGCGCGGGCTACGTGCAGCGATGTGCCAAGCAGGTCGCCAGCCGGCTGATGTGCGACCCACGAGTCCGCGCTCTGGTGGCCGAGCGGATGTCAGTCCGGCTACAGCGCGTGACGATTCGTCAGGATCAAGTCGTCGAGGGCCTCATGGCCGAGGCGCTCAACGCAGACCAAGCCGGTGCTCGAGTCCGCGCGTGGGAGTTGCTTGGTAAGCATATCGGCATGTGGCCGACGAAGGTCGAGTTGTCGGGCACGGTCACTGTGCTGCACCGCTCGCAGCTGCTCGAGCGGGTCAACGCGGCCATCGCTGAAGCTCGCGCAGAACTGATGCCGGTCGCGCGGGCGTGACGCCTGTCGGTCCTGGAGTCTGGCGTCGACGTGGAGCTCTACCGCGCGCTCCAGACCGAGTTCAGGTGCTCTACAGCCCTGCGCCAGAGACTGACCGGCGGCAGGCTATCCTGTCCCTCTTCACCCGAGGCGCGAGGCGTCTGGCGAGGTAGTGCGTGCCCAGCCCTATCGCGCTCGCACTCGCCGCAGAGCCAGACGATATTCGCAACGCCGCTCTCGCCAGACTGAGCGAAGACGAGCTGAACCAAATCTACAGGCAGAACGAGCCGCTGGCTGAGTTCGTACCGCGCGTAACTCCGACCTACGCAGCTCCGAATCACCTCGGCGATCTAGTCCAGATCCTCGAGAAGGCTCGCGATACCGAGATGCAGGTGGTGATCCACGCACCTCCTCGGCATACGAAAACAGAGACGATTCTGCACGCTATCGCGCAGATGGTGAGCATCGAGCCGCATCGAACGAACGCCTATATTACCTACTCGGCCGACCTCGCGCGCAGCAAGTCGCGCAAGTGCAGAATGCTCGCGCATGCGGCCGGTGTGAGACTAGCAGACGACGGCAACCGCCTGGAAGAATGGCGCACTGACGAAGGCGGCGGACTGCTGGCAACCGGCATCGGCGGCCCTCTCACAGGGCACGGCGTTTCCGGCCTGCTGATTGTCGATGACCCTTTTAAAAACCGCGCAGAAGCAGAGAGCGCGGCGACTCGTGAGCGCAACTGGGAGTGGTTCAACGACGTTGCCTATACCCGCAGGGAGCCTGGCTGTAGCGTGATCGTGGTCGCTACCCGGTGGCACCCGCAAGACCTGAGCGGCAAGCTGATCTCCGAGCGCGGTTGGCGATACGTGAAGCTGCCCGCCATTAGCGAGCACGGCACGGCGCTATGGCCAGAGCGATTCAGTCTCGATGAGCTGGCCAAGATCCGCGAGCAGGTCGGCGAGTATACCTGGGCGAGTTTATATCAGGGCGAGCCACGCAATCGCGGCGGATCGGTATTCGGCGACGTGCATACTTTCGACTTGCGCACGATTAACACCACGGGATTCCGCTCTGCTCTCGGTGCAGACCTCGCCTATAGCACCAAGAAATACGCTGACTACTCAGTCGCGATGGTGATGGCGGAGCATGCGGGTACGTACTACGTGCTCCACGTCGAGAGGCGGCAGTGCAAAGCGCCTGAGTTCGACAGCCTGGTCAAGGCATTAAAGCAGACCTACGGCGTGCACCGCTCGCGCTGGTACACAAACACCGTGGAAGAAGGCCTCGCGGACATGATCGGCGTGAAGCCGGTACTCGCGAAAGAGGACAAGTTTATCCGGGCGCAGCCAGTCGCTGCTGCTTGGAATGCAGGCAAGATTTTAGTTCCGCAGAACGCTCCGTGGGTGGATGCGTTCGTGTCCGAGGTGGCTGGGTTTACGGGCATCGACGACGACCACGACGACCAGGTCGACGCGCTCGCGGCCGCATTCGACGAGTTGGCGCGCGGTGGTGCGAGCTACGAGGGTCTGGCGCGAACAGAGATGCAGCGGAGGATGTGATGCCTGCAACTCGAGCTCGAGCGCAGGTCACGCTGATCGAGTACGGCAGCAAGATCCAAATCTCCTCAACCTCAGCGAGCAACTACGCGCGGCCGAGCGGATGGCAATACCTGCAGGGCTGGATTGAGGACGGCTGGGTTCCGATTGACCTCACTGGCAACGGCGAACGCGATTGCGCGCTGGTTCTCGAGCTGCGATGGGGGTCCTCGATGCGGCAGGTGGCGTTCATTTCCGTCAAAGAGAAGGACGACGGCATCAAGATCAAGGCCCGTACAGACGACGTGCCGAACCTGCCAATCGACTGGGATGTCGGTCTGGCCTCGTGGACTCAAGCGGGCTGGGATCTGGTGCAGATCACCGGCAACAGAGAGCACGGCTGGGGCTGGTTGATGGTCAAAACGTCCAAGGACGACGACAAGTGAGCACGATTGGTGACGATACAGCCGTTGACCGCGGGCTGATGATTGCCGACCTGACTGGCTTTGCGAAGAGTACCTGCTCGAGATGCCATGGCGCTGGATTCGTCACCAAGGTTTTCCACGCGACAGGCAAGGGCGAGACGCGGATCATGGACGCTTGCATGTGCGCACTGCGGCGGCTGAAAAAGAAGCACGGTGCGAACATCGTGCTCGTTGACGGAGCACCACACTGGAAGGCCGGCACAGCGCCGGCATTCAAGACCTAGAGGCTACCCCATGAGTTCGCTCGCCGCTGCTCTCAAGATGCGCGAGCGGCCACCGGACGGCACTCAATCTACCAGGCCGGAAGACCGCAAGAATCGCACTGACGTTCCGGTTATTAGCTTTACCGACTTCGACTCAGTCGGCCAGGTCAAGACAGCTCTTTACCAGCACGAGCGCGGCCAGTTCGCCCTCTCTGCGCAGCTGATTGACCGGATGATGTGGGACGACCGAATCAAGGGAGTTACCGAGTCGCGCATCAAGGCGCTCTCTGGGCTTCCTATCAATATCAATATGGCGGACACCGGCGCGCCTTCGGATGCGGCGTCGAACGATCCGGCGTGCAAAGCATTAAAGCTTCAATGGCGTACGATGTTCCCGAACGCAGCGCTCAATAGCCTGCGCCTCTGGGGTATCTACCTTGGCGTCGGTCTCGGGCAGTTGACGTGGGACACAGGAACGCAAGCAACGCCGAAGCTGAAGGTCTGGCACCCGCAATATATCTACTGGCGCTGGGATACCCGGTCGTTCTGGGTGACCACTATGGAGGGCGCTTGCGAGGTGGTTCCGGGCGATAAGCAGTGGGTGCTGTACACGCCCTATGGGTATCAGCTGGGCTGGCTCGGTGGTCTCGTTCGCTCACTGGCGATTCCGTATATGTGCCGTCAATGGGCGTTCCGCGACTGGGCGCGCTCAAGCGAAGTGCATGGCACTCCAATCAGGGGCCTGGTGGTCCCGGCGGAAGCGAAGCGCGAGGATAAGGATCGCGCACTGCAAGACATCGCAGCGCTGGGCCGCGAGTCTGTGGTCATGCTTCCTCGCGCGAGCGACGATGACATGTTCGATTTGAAGTTGATCGAGGCGAGCGTAGACAGCCACAAGACGTTCCTCGAGTTGATCAACCAGTGCAACTCCAGCATCGCGATCACGCTCCTCGGACAGAATCTCACGACTGAGGTTAATACCGGATCCAGGGCGGCTGCGACCGTTCACGATCGGGTGCGCGGCGACGTCCTAAAAGACGATGCGCAATCAACGGCCGATTGCCTGCGTGAGCAGGTAGTCAAGCCGTGGGTGACCCTCAACTACGGAACAGACCCGATGATGGCTCCTGTACCGACATGGACCGTTGATCCGCCTGAAGACAAGGCAGAGCAATCCTTGGCGTTGCAGCAGCTAGCGGCAGCGCTCCAGACGTTCAAGAACGCAGCCGCACCCGTCGACCTCCGCGCCATCCTCGAGGAGTACGACGTGCCTCTTCTCACCGCAGCGCAAGCAGCCGCGGTCGTTGCGGCAACTCCTCCACCTGCAGCGCCCGGCGCACCCGGGCCAGCAGCGCCAGCAGCAACGACGGCTCCAGCCGCGAAAGGGAACGCGAAGCCATGAGCAACCGCGCTACCCTGAGCATTGAAGTCGCCGCCGCTCCGAGCGAGTTTCGCATCTTTGCGGCCGGCTCTTTTGCGACCACCAAGGGCGACTTCGTTTTCGACGGCAAAGCGGCAGTCAGCGTCATGGCGGCAGTTGCCGACTGGGGCAACGACTACTGCGTCGACTACGGTCATTCGATGTTGAGCTTCTTCAATGTCGATCCGAGCGAGTCCATGAAGGCAGCCGGGTGGTTCCGGCCGGAGCTGCGCAACGGCGAACTATGGGCAACTCAAGTCCAGTGGACCGATAAAGCCGCTGCGATGTTGAAGTCACGAGAAGCCCGCTACGTCAGCCCGGCATTTCAGTACGAGGACGACGGAACCATCACCGAGCTCGTCAATGTCGCGCTGACCAATATCCCCGCAACGAAGAAGCAAACCCCATTGATGGCCTCGAAAGACAAAGAGGCCGCACGCAATCCCAAGGAGAAGTCCATGAAGAAGCTCTCGCTCATCGTTCTCGGCGCGCTCGGCTTGTCGGCAGAGACCGACGACTCTGGAGTCCTGTCGAAGATCCACGCCCTCCAGTCTCGCGCTCGCGTTGCTGACGAACTGGAGAAGAACGGCGCGGCCGAGATGGCCAAGCTGAATGCGATCACGGGCCGCTCGACCTTTGGTGAGAGCCTCGGCGCCGTCCAGTCGTGGAAGGAAAGCGCCGCGACCGTCGGCACCCTGTCGGCCAAGATCACCGAGCTCGAGCAGAAGGGCCGCGAGAGCGAAGTGCTGAGCCTGGTCGAGCAGGGCGTCAAGGACGGCAAGATCGCTCCTGCGCAGAAGGAAATGTGGCTCGCCACCGGCAAGAAGGACCCCGACTTCCTCAAGGGCTTTCTCTCCACCGCCGCGAACGTGGTCCCCAGCAAGGAGAGCGCCGCGAAGGAGAAGCCGAGCGCGGAGAATGGCGCGCTCTTGAGCGACGAGCAGCGCAAGGCGGCAATCAAGCTGGGCATCAACGATCCCAAGATGCTTGACGCGATCGCCTCCAGCATGGGCGAGCGCAAGGATCACGTCTCCGCAGCCGTTGCCGCCAAGCACGCTGCGTCCATCGCGCGCTAGTCGCGCAACACACCCGCAACTTCGCAATTCCCTTTCCACGGGTCGGCATAGCCGCGCCCAGGAGACATCGCTATGGCCGCACTGACTGGGTATCGCAATACGCTGAAGATGAAGGACACTTCAGCGCTTGATCTGATCTTCGCTCCCATCGCCGACAACGTGAAGTGCTTTGTCGGTGGCATGGCAGCGCTCGACGTCAACGGCCGCATCGTTGCCGCCGGCTCGGCGACTGCGGTCGGCCCGATCGTCGGCAAGATCGAGGTCCCCTATCAGCCGCAGGCGATCGGCGTGAACCCCTCGCCGAACACCGTCTACGACAACACCGTCGCTGGCCACGTGGCCGGCGCGCTCAACGTCGCTGTTCGCCAAGGCGTGTTCAAGTGGGCGACCGGCGCCGCGGCTGATGCCGTGGTCCAGGCCAACCTGTTCCAGGACTGCTACGCGATCGACGACCAGACCGTCAGCTCTCTGCCCACCGGCGGCCGTTCGCGCGCTGGTAAGGTTGTCCAAGTCGACCTGGACGGCATCTGGGTGGCTACCGGCCTGCACCAGCAGAGCGGCATGCCCGGCCAGTCCATGATCCTGCCGGTCTCCCTGGCGAGCCTCGTGGTCGGCGGCGGCACCATCGCCGGGCCGTTCACTCCGGGCTTCTTCGGTAAGCTGATCGGCTTGACCTACGTCTCCACCGTCTCGGGTTCTGGCGCCGGCGCGTCCTTCGCCTGCAACCTCCAGATCGGCGTCGTCAGCACCACCGGCGGCGTCAGCACGATCACCCTGGCGAACACGGTCTATGCCGGCGCCCCTGTCGTGGCCACCGCGTTCACCGCACTCAACGCTTTCGGGCCGACCTCGACGCTCACCCTGGTCAACGCGGCTGGCACCGTCTTCGCCGGCGGCACCGGCTATTTCATCGCCCAGCTCGCCTCGTAGTTCTCGCGATTCCTTCTTCCCTCACCCGCACTCAAGCCGCGCCACCCGTCCGGGTGAGGCGCAGGAGCCTCCATGGAACTGACTCAGGGCAACATCGACTTCCTGTTCTACGGCTATCAAGCCATCGTCCAGCAGGCTCTGCTGGCGACCAAGACGTACTACAACACGATCGCCAGCACGACCACCTCGAGCACCAGACAGGAAGTCTACGCCTGGATCGACCGGATGCCGCTGATGCGCGAGTGGCTCGGCGAGCGTCAGGTGCTCAACCTGTCGAGCCGTGCGTACGTCTTGCCCAACAAGGACTACGAGGCCACCCTCGAGCTCGACCGCAACGTGATCCAGGATGACCAGTACGGTATCTACAACACCCGTGCGGCCATGCTGGGCATGAGCGCCGCTCTCTGGCCGGACCAGATCGTCATCGCAGCGCTGCAGACCGGAGATGCGACCACGGCGATTTGCTACGACGGTCAGCCGTTCTTCTCCGCGAACCACGCACAGGACCCCGACAACGCAGCGTCCGTCGTGCAGAGCAACCTCTTTACCAGCGCAGGCTCGGGCGCGACTCTGCTCACCTCGGCCAACTTCGCCACTGTGCGAGCGTCGATGATGGGGTGGAAGGGTGCCAACGGGTTTCCCGTCAACACCATGCCCGACACCCTCTATGTGCCTCCGGCGCTCGACGTGACCGCTCGCCAGATCGTGCAGGCGGCCTACACCGCTCCTGCCGTCGGCGTTGCCCAGAACGCGGCCGCCGCGCAGCAGACCAACGTGCTCCAGGGCATGTGCCAGGTGGTTACCATCCCCAAGCTGGCCGGCCAGGATACCACTTGGTATCTCGGCGACACGATGACCATTGGCGCCATCGTCAAGGGCATCATCTTCCAGCAGCGCCAAGCGCCTGTCTTCGTGCAGAAGACCAGCCCCAACGACGACAACGTCTTCAAGACCAAGAAGTTCATGTGGGGCGTCGATAGCCGCGGAAACGCCGGCTATACGCTTCCGTTCTTGCTCGCGAAGTGCGGGCCGTAACGACCAGATAGCACCCGGGGGCGTGATTCTGCGCCCCTTTATCACCCATCTCTCACCGTAATCCTTCAGGGAGCACCAATGGCCGATCCAGTCGTTTTGCCGAAGTCCGCCGCTGTCCGCATCTGGGTGATGGTTGCCGAGCGCGGAGGCCAGAACGAGGACGGATCACCGTTCACGTATCCTGGCTACTGGGCTGCCGGCCGATTCTTTCCGAACGGGGAGAGCGAGGTCGTGCTCGAGGACAAGGATCTCGATCCCTTGACCGTTCACGACTTTGCTACGGGGCAGGCGCGCGAAGTGGCGCGAGTGCTGACCGTTGCCCAGCAACTGCGCCAGCTCGACCACGCAAAAGGCGGGCAGATCATGGGATACGAGCAGAACGAGAAGGGCGAATCGGACAAGAGCCGCCCGCGCAAAAGCCCGGCGATGCTGAGCTATCGCATCCTCGATGACGGCCGGAACCAGGTGAAGAAGTAGCTATGGCTCTCCTCGCTCCGACGCCCTACGCGACGATCTCCGACCTCACTACGACTGGGATCGTCGTAGCGGCGTTGGGCACGCTCAGCACGTTGCAGCAGCAGGCATTCCTCGATGAGGCGAACGCCAAGATCGACAGCTACATCGGGGCGAAGTTCAAGCTGCCGCTGGTAAGCTGGGGGGCCGATCTTCGCGGCGCCTCGGTGTCTATGTCGGCGTTCTCGGCTATCGCGATGCGAGGATTCGACCCGGAAGACGAGGGAGACAAGGTTTTCGCCTCTCGCAAAAACGAGGCGCTTCGCTGGCTCGAGCAGATCGCGAAGGGAGAAGTGACGCCAGTGGTGGTTGATTCCACTTCCGGAGGTACAGGCGGCGCTGGCGGCAATCCGTTCACTGCGCAAGCGCGGACGACGGTCAACAGCACGCAGCCGACGCTAGACGGCCAGGTCACAGTAAGTGCGAGTCAGCAAAGCGGCGTGGTGGTTACCGGCCGTCCAACGCTTAGAGGCTGGGACAGCTGAAGGGACGGAAACCGTGGCGAGTATCTATGGAGTAAGCTGGATCTGGTCGGTGACTACCCCGACCACCAACCTCGGCACTTGGCAGCAGCTGGCAATCATGGACGGCCTGCTCGAGTTCACTCGCGCGGTCGGTACAGCCAACCTGATCGGAGCTACCGGCGGCACTCTCGATATCGTGATCCAGACGAACTATGCTCGAGGCTCTCCCGGCCAGTCAGTTCCTGGCGGCGGGCAGGGCGCAGGGTTCTGGAAGGACATCGGCAGATTCAGCACGCTGGCGTCAGGTGCGGTTGCTGCCTCTTTCGGAGTGGTGTTTACGCGAGGGTTGGGCGGTACTCTCACCGTTCCGACCGCGGCGAATACCACAGACGGCACTCCCTTGATCGCGGTCAACACGCTAGTTCCGCAGCAGCTCGGAGATGCGCTCCGTCTCATGATTAATCCGGGTGTCGGCACCACGTCCGGAGCCACGCTCACCTTCGCGTTTGACGCCATCTAGAGAAGAGCGATGCCCACAATCTACGGTCTCAGTTTCACCCTGGCCGGAGCGACGCCCAGCGCGAATCCAGGCGTGTGGCAGGTAGTTGACACCAAATCGGGTCTGCTTGAGTTCGCGCGAGTGGTTGGCAAGGCCAATCTGATCGGCGCTACAGGCGGTACCCTCGACGTGGTGATGCAAACGGGTGTTGTGCTGCCCGGAACCGTCACCGTCGCGCCCGGCAGCTGGAAAGACATTTGGCGGCCTCCGCAGCTGGTTGCTGGAGCTCCGGCGATCAGCTACGACGTGGTGATCAGCCGAGCGGCAACCTCAACCTCGGTGACTCCAGGTGTGGTCAATACGACCGATCTATCGCCTACGATTCCGGCCAATACCGTGCTGCCGCAGTCGATGCAGGACGCGATTCGCCTGATTGTGCTGCCTGGGGCTGGAACTACTGCCGGCGCACAGCTGGTTTTCTTCCTTAACGCCAGTCCGTAGCCCGTGGGCGACTTTGAGTTCGAGGGTAATTTCAGATCGCTGAGCGGGTTATCTCGTGTGCTCGCCAAGCTTGGATCCGGCGACTTCAAGCGCGACCTGCTGAGCGAAATGGCCACAGTGGCCGTAGCGATGGCGCAGGAGGAGTTTATGACCAGCCGAGATCCCTACGGATCCGCATGGGCGCCGCTCAAGAGGCCGCGTCGTGGTGGTCTGGGTGCCGGACCTCTTCTCGCCACCGGCAAGACGAAAGGCCGCATCCGCAGCAGGCTGTTCGCGGATGGCTTTTTCCTCGTCTCTCCAACGCCGCAGTCTGTTTATCACCAGGGCGGAACTCGCAGAATGGTCGCACGGCCGATTCTGCCGGACGCGCGCGGTATTCCTAGCGACTGGCTCAACCTTTTTGACCGCATCGCATCGAATGCGATCGATCGGGCACTCTCGGAGCTTCGCTAGATGGCCCTCAAAGACATTCTGGGGCCCATCAACACGATTCTGACGACCAACGGGGCTCTATCTGTCACCCCGAACACGCCGCCCCTAGAACTCGCCGCAACGCCCCTCAGAGACCGTACGTCTACCTCGAGGGTGACGTGGGTACCGACTCGGGATCGGTTTGAAATGCCGGTAGCCGCGATGACCAGAGCGGTTCAGCAGGCATATCTGGCCGCCAACGTGGGAAAGCAGATCCCACACGCGCTCCATGTTCGCCGAGCGGGCGTCGAGGCGCACATCTGGAGCGGCTCTGCTGTCGGTACGGCAGACGACTACAGTTCCACGGAAGCAATGGTGCAGCTGGTCATCTCGGCCATTCACCAGACCGTTTATGGTGCCTACGAGCTCGACGGCGGCGGATGGGTGAACCCCCGATCGACTGAGGGTAACTCCCTCGGCCACAGATACGTCCTCAACGTCGTGTTCCTGATCCCGGTCCTCGAGATCCAAGCAGTCACGCCGGCCGCAACAGAGAGCCAGACGCTTCTCATGAGCACTCAGACCGACCAGATCGGGCCTATCCCGCCCGGCAATTCCACCTGGTCGACGACTCCGTAAGGGGAATCAATCAATGGCCGACGACACTTCTCCCGCGCCCATCGCGGTTCGCCTTCTTGCGCATCCGCCCATCGCCCACGTCGCCGGTCCTGCGCGCTGGTCTGTGCTCAAGCGTCCTGCGCCAGTTCCTCCGAGGGACCACGACCCGATGGCCATTATGCGCATTCATTTCGATGTTCAGTTCGCCGCTGCCGCATCTCTGGGTAAGTGGGAAGACGAATGGCCTTCGTTGACGGAGTCGCAGTTCGACACGGCGATGACTCACGCCAGTCGGATCGAACTCGGCGGCCACAACCCCGACGGCACGCACCCGCGCGCAGGCAAGGAGTAAATCATGGCCGCCCCCTCAGTTAGCGTCATCGTTCGCGACGGCGGTCTCGGTATCGTTCCGCCTGGAGCCGGCGGTCAGTTCATCAAGATCGGGCCATCTCCGATTGGCGTCGTCAACAGCGTCTATTCGGTCGCTGACCAGACCACTCTGATCAAGACCATCGGCAACGGCGGATCTCTCACGGAGGCCGGCGCTCTTGCGCTTGCCGTCGGCGGGCAGGGCTCTGCGAAGCCCAGCGGATTGCTGCTGGTTCCGGTCAATCCCAGCAGCTACGGCACAGCCTCCGCGGTTACGCACGTCGGGCCTGGCACTGGCACCGTGGTTGTTACGGTCAAGCCGAGCAACGCATTCCAGATCAAGTGCATTATCGGCGGTGCAGCCGGTGTTGCGACCTGGCAGACGAGCCTCGACGGCGGTATCACCTACGGCTCGACCTGGCTGTCAGCAGCGACCATCATCACGCCCGGAGTGAGCTTTACGACGTTGGCCTTCGGCGCCGGCACGGCAATCACCGGCGACGTGGTGACCGTCGGGACCACCGGAACCACCGCTCTGGCGTCCGGTTCTGGCACCCTGATCGCAACGCTCTCGTCTGCGTGCCCGGTTGACGCCTATACCGTGATCGCTACGATCACCACGGCCGGCGCTCTCGGAGCAGCCTTCTTTACCTACTCGCTCGACGGCGTGACTGTCTCCTCGCCGAACATCGTTCCTGCGTCCGGGAACTTCGCGATCCCCGACGGCAACGACCCGCTGAAGGCCGGTCAGTGCTCAACGGGCATCTTCTTGACTTTCTCCGGCACCTTCGTCGTGGCCGATACCTACTCGTTCACGACCACCACGGCGAGCTATACCACCACCGACCTGACCAACGCATTCAACACGAACCTCCAGGGCGACTCGCGCTTTTCGAGCGGCGCCGGCCTCCACATCGTCGGGCCAGCAACCACCTCTGTCAACGCCGCGGCGCTTGCGGTCTCTCTTGACGTTCTGATGGGCAACGCGGCCGGTGCCTACAAGTTCAACCGGGCAATGATCGAGAATCCGACCGATACGGACTCCTCGATCATCTCTGCCTACGCTGCAACCTCAACCCCGCGCACCGGCTGCGCTCCTGGGTTCCACACGATCACATCTCCAGTCAACGGGCGCCAGCAGTCGCGTCCGGCGACGTGGTCGGTGATGGCCCGTCTCGGATCGGTTCCTGCCTCCGAAGACGCCGGCCGCGTGGCCTCCGGCTCTCTGCCTGGAGTCCTGAAGCTCGCGCGCGACGAGTCGGTAACTCCCGGTCTCGACAACGCGCGGCTTTCTTCTCTGACCACCATCTCCGGCCGCAATGGTTTTTGGGTTGCCAACGCGAGACTCCTGGCCAACCCCGGCAGCGACTTCTCCTTCTGGCAGTATGGCCGAGTCGTTGACCTGGGCTCGTATTTCGGTCGCCTCGCGCTGCTCAACTTTTTGAACGACTCCGTTCGGGTCAATGCGGACGGCACGATCTCCGACAAAGACGCCCGGGCGATCGAGCAGTACGTTGACGCATCCGTCCGCAATGGCCTGATCTCGGTCAACTGCGCGTTCTCGGATCTGTTCTTCAACGTCTCGCGAACCACCAATGTCCTTTCCTCGCAGACGATCACTTCGACGCTGCGCATCCTCCCGGTCGCCTACGCGAAAAACATCTCGCTGGATATCGGGTTCACGAACCAGGCCCTCGTGGTCAAGGCGGCGTAACTAAATGGCGCTCCCCTATCCGCTGTCGATCGGTAACCGCTTCGACTCGAGCAGCGTTGAGTTGAAGATCAACGGCAAGCGCTACATCGGCGCTCTGCGCGGCAACTACGAGCAGACGCTAGAGCCGGGCGAGGTGCGCGGTCTCTCTGCGCAGATCCTCGGCTACACGCGCGGCCTGCAGAAGTGCAGCGGGTCGTTTATGATGCTCCGAGAGGAGTTTCAGGATCTGACCGTTGACCTGGCCACCATCACGCTCGGCATTCTCGAGGCGGGCATGCTGGCGACGGTGACCTATTCCGAGCTGCCTCCCGGTGGCGGTGCTGCAGGTCTTCCGCTCACGACCGGGACTGACACCATCGTCGGGTTGCGATTTACCGGGACCAGGCACTCGTTTAGCGCCGGGTCCGCAGATCCCATCTCCGTCGAGATGCCGTGGGTCGCTCGCTACATCCTCGTCAATGGCTTCTCTCCTCTGAATGCGCTCTTCAAGGGCATCGCAGCCTCGTCGGCGCCGTAAAGGACCAACATGGCAACCGAGCAGGAACGAAAAAGCCACCTCGCGTTACTCGCCAAGCAGCACCCAGACAAAGAGATCAGCCTGGTCACCGCTGCCGGGCGTGAGTTCTATCTCGCCAGTCCGTCGAGAGACATCTGGCACGCTTTCCGCGACGCAGTTGCAGACCCTCGCAGGGCCAAGGTGGCCAACGAGAACTTCTGCACTCGCTGTGCGGTGGAGCCTGACGGAGCTGCGCTCGGGGACCTGTTCATCAAGAAGCCCGCGCTCGCGGAGACGTTGGCGGCCAAGCTGGCTGTTCTGGCCGGAATCGACGAGAAGGCCGAGATCGCTTTTTTCGAGATCGCCTAGCGGACGCTCACGCGGATCCGCTTCTCGCAGCGCGCATGTTGATGGCGTTGATGAGAGGCGGATCTGAGGACCAGGCGCTGCTGGGCGCGCTCTACGTAGTGGAATCTCTAGAGCACTTGCGCGCTGCAGGACTGGGCGCATTCAAAGGGTGACCCGTGCCGCCTGTTGAGTGGATGCTCCGGCTGAATGACCTGGTGTCAGGTCCCGCCGTCGCCATGAACAGGCAGATCCAGGGCGTCAATAGCGCCCTTGCTGCACTTGGTGTGCAGTCGCGAGCAACCCGCCTCGGCCCTGTCGCTGACGGCCTGAAATACGCAACCGATCAGCTGCGCTACCAGCGCGCGCAGCTGATGTTGAACAAGACGAGCCTCGGAGAGCACGGAGGCGCGCTTGATTCGCTGGTTCCCAAGATCGACAACAACCGCCGCGCAGTCCGCGACTGGTTGCTCATTCTAGATCCCCTCGTTCGGGCGTTCAGCGCGGTCTCCCGCGCGGCCTTCAGCATGGGCAGAGATATCGCTCAGGCAATCGGAACGCGCGAGGGCGCCTTGCTGGGGCTCAAGGCGAACCTGGGAAACAGCGCTGGAGTCAAGTTCTACGACGATTTGGCCAGGGCTGCTGCGCGATACGGGAAGACCGTTGCCGATGTTGTCGGCCTGGGTCGTAACCTGGTCGAAAACGGCGCCACACCTCGAGCGGCAACCGCATTGACTGCGGCTATTTCGGATATCCAGGTGCGCAACCCTGGACGTGCCGGCCAATTTCAAACTGGCGTTGAGAATATGCTCGGCGGCGACGTGCTGAGCACCAAGATGTTCAGGGCCATGACCCAGGGCGTCTCCGGCTTGGCGCGCATTTACAGGCAGCAGCTTCGCTCTGAGTACGGGATCACGGGTACCCTGGGCGACGTTGACAGGGCGATGGCTGAAAACCGGTTCAGCGATCCCAACAAGAACACGGCTGCCTTGCTCAACTCTGTTCGCGGCTTGCGCGGTCAGGGTGGCCAACTCGGCACCATGGCCAGCCAGTTCGGAAGCAACACCCTTGAGGGGTTGCTCCAGCGCATCAGGTCGACCAGCGAGAATGCGTTTGCGAGTCTAGAGCGTAGCGCGGGCTTCAAGTCGCTCAAGGACGTGCTGCGCAATTTCGCGGACGTGCTCGGCGAGGGCAAGACGAAGGGCATGCTGGCCGGGTTGGCGAATAACCTCGGTGCCATGTTGAAGCCTCTGACTGGGCCCGAGGGAAAGAAAAACATGGAGGCTTTCTTCGACTCCATGAAGAAGGGGATCGAAAGCGCTCTTCCGGGTCTCGCTTCTATTGCCAGAGCGATCGGGGTGTTTGCCAAGTGGGGCATTCTCAAGCCGCTCGAGGGATTGGGGATCGTGACTGGAGCGAGCGATCAGGGCAAAGCGCTGCTCGCGCTGACTCGAGGAACGGACACAATCAACACGGATCCCAGTGCGGCACTCACTCCAGAGGCGCGCGCGAGGGTGGCACGCACGAACGCGGCTCAGGCCGGCAAGAGCGGCGTTTTTTCGCAGTGGATGAACTCCTCTCAGCCTCAACAGAAGCAGCCTGTGATGATCACTTTCGGCGACATCGTGATCAACACCAAGGGCAAGGGCGACTCCCGCGACATTGCCAAAGCCGTGCGAGACACGATGACGACCGAACTGGTTAACGCGCTGGACGGCATCAGCGTGGGCGGCGGATCGCAATGAGCAGTCTGCCGTTCTGGGACTCCGGGGCAATTCTTCCGCCTTCTCCGACCACGCTGGTCAAGTCGGTTCCCGGCATTCAGTCGTTTATCGCCGGCGAGCAGGCTGCGGCTCCGTGGCCGGACGAACTGTCGCCGTGGGAGACGTTGACCCTTGCGGGCGTTCGTGTGCCCGGTGTGGCCAAGGTGGAGGGTGGCCGCAGGCGTCGCCTCGATCACCGCACGAGCGCTGGAGCGAGCGGAGAGACGGCCTCGGATATGGGCTACGACCCTGGCGAGTTCACGATCACGCTGACGCTCTGGACTCCGATGCAGTTCCTCGCGTTGCAGAACATGATTCCGCTGATCCAGCCTCCGGCAACCGCCAAAGTGCAGCCGAAGGCCGTCAAGATCAGCCATCCAGCATGCGCGCTGCTCAACATCTACGACGTGTACATCGAGAGCATTGACTTCCCCAGACACGTCGGCAAGCAAATCTTCGAGGTTGTGCTGCAGTGCTTCGAGTTCATGCCGCCGATTATCGTTGGCGATCTGAAGTTTGATAGCTCTGTTGATGTGGAGCTTTCCTCAACGGGTGCCTACTTGGCGCCGAAGAGCTCTGCCCGTCAGCCGCCTCCGGATCCTAGCTCAACGAACGTGGCTCCGTAGTCGTGCCGGCGTTCTGTTCGGTCAACGGATTCACGGTTCTTGACGGCTCAATCTACCTGCCGCGCGTGGGCGTCTGGCATGCCGATCTGTCGGTCGATACGTTCGACACGCTGACCGGCCCGGTCACTGTTCAGCTTCCTTCGCAGACACTGCAGGGTCGTGCAACTCGCTCTGGATCTGATGCAGCCAGACGCTTGCGGCTGCGCGTGGTCGGAGGCAACGCAGGCCTGGCATCGGTGGTGACCCCGAAGTCGTATGGGTCCGTGCCGCTGCGCATTCCGTTGACAGACGCGCTCACTGCGGCCGGAGAGAGGCTCTCTCCAACGGCAGACACTAGCTTGCTCAACACGCAGCTGGCGGCGTGGTCGAATATGGCCGCTCCGGCCAATTCAGTGATCGCGAGTTTGCTCCAGGCGGTTCCCGGCAATCCGGCATGGCGGGTCCTGATCGACGGTACTGTCTGGGTGGGATTCGAGACGTGGCCGGTGGTGACGTTGCCGGATACCGTGCTCATTTCGAGCGACCCGGAGAACGGTCGCGTAACGATTGCCAGCGACGCTCCAGCCATCTTGCCGGGCGTGTCGTTCAGCTATCTGGTGCCTGGCGTCGGGCAGGTATCCAAGCAGGTCTCCTATCTGCAACACCTGATCAGCTCCGGCATGGTGCGCACTGTCTTCTTCTCGGAGTAAACGATGCCCTCCGACCAAGACAGGATCAAGACGAGCGTTGCTCAGTTCGTCCGCAAGTTCGTCGGCAATCACCTGGTCGGCGCGCGCATGGACTATCTTGCCACCTATCAGTGCAGGGCAGTTGCGCAGAACGCCGATGGGACGCTGGAGCTGCTGCCGGATGATTCCAGGCTCCCAAGCTACTCGAAGGTGCCGATCCGCTACGGAGTGCCAGGCGTCTCCGCGACAGTGGCCGGCGGCGCTCGGGTGCTGCTCGAGTTCGCCAGCGGGAACCCGCAGAAGCCGATCGCGTCGCTCTGGGAGTCCGCCTCCGTGACGATCCTCACTGTAACGGCAAGCGCCATCAACCTGGGCGGCGCTGGAGCTTCTCAGGCGTTCGTTCTGGGGACCCAGTACGCAAGCCACATGGCCACCCTGCAGACGCAGCTGGGCGCAGCCTCTGCCGCAGCAACGCCGCTCCTGCTGCCACCCGCAGCGGCAGCACTGAAGGCAGCGCTACTGGCTGCACAGGTAGCGGCCGGGCAGCTCGCAGCGGACATCTCGACAGCCATCAAGGGGCAGTGAATGCCGCTTCCAAGCGCTGGCGGTACAGACTGCTCGAGCGGGCTGTCTGCGCGCATCTTCAATAACTTTCGCTACGACAATCCGTGGCAGGCCAGCCAGGGTGGCGTGGTGGTCGGAACGCTCTGCTGCCCGACCGTGCCGGCCGGGATCGGATTCAGGTGCACAGCAATCACGACCGGCATCACGGGCGGCAGCGAGCCAACGTGGCCTACGATCCTGACGAACATAGTCGTTGACGGTGGCGTGACGTGGACTGCGCAGGATGTTGCGAACCCGAGCGGCAAGACGCATCCGCCG